CAGGTTTGAATATCCCAAGGTGCAGCAACCTTTCTAAAGAGGCCGGTATTCTTAATGTTGTTAATGATTTGAATGATTTTATTTTCGGCAAAACTTACTACAACATGGTCAAATTGATAGCCGTTTTTTTCAATAATCTTTGACCAGATGTGAGCTGAAGGTCCACCAATGATTGTTTTGTTTGTGCTAGTCATCTTTGGGCCAATCATATTGCGCATAAAATGAGCAATAGCTTTACATCCTCTACCATTGGCAAATGTAGAACTAATACCAATAATAGTTCTAGGCCCAACGAACTTGTTAATAATACTTACAAGTTGATCCTGTTTGAGGAAGTGAACAAAAGATATGACTTGGCAAGTATATCCACCTTCGCGGATTCGTTGTGCTATTTTGGAGGGTCCAAGGAAACGAGATGGATATGATGTACGGTCACCATTAAATGAAATGCCACCGTGCTTTTCATTAAGGTGAACATCGGTAGTAGTCTGCGTGATGTAGGACCACGCAGCCTCAAATATTACAACATCAACATAATTATTCATAATATGTGTTTTCTATGCACACGACATATAATCCAGTCGTTGTAATACCTTTCTGGTTCGTATAGAACATTATGTTCAAATTGGAATTTAGCTTCATAATATGAGCACTCACCTTTATTCTTACAGAGGCGAATGATTTCACGTGTGAACATATCTTCACCAAGACGTTTAACGTCTTCCTGAACTGCTTTAGAACTACCGAAGTATGTTTTCCAATCAGAAGGAGCCAAATACCTTTTTTTCTTGCCTTTTAATATCTTTGTCTTCTTAAACCAAAATAACTTTTTACCGATGTAAATTTTATTGTCAATGTTATTTGTTATTTTATACACAAATCCATAATCATTTTCGGAAGGTTCTTCAAAAACGGCTCCGTTAAGGAGCCAAGTCATCTCGGGTCAAGTTCGTCAAAAAGATCGTCTTCCATTTCTTCATCGTCTCCTTCAACCTCACTACCACAGTATGGACAAAAGCAGACTGATTCCTCTGTTTTGTATGGTGTGTGGACGATGAATTCAGCGTCACAGTTGTAACAGATAATTGGTCCATCTTGTTCGTCGTCAAGCATAAGCAACTCCTACCAGTTTTTAACTATATGTTTGTCGCTGTAGAAACACTCCTGAAGCATGTCATTCCACTCGACATTATATGTAGCTTTATCTCGTTCGCCCAAAACAGCGAACCCTCTCACTCGTTCATGACAACAGTAACAAGTACCACAATGATTGTTATTGAAATGATTTATAGTACATGAGTGAGTGTTAAACAGGACATCTTGTCGACTAAGAAGGTAAAAGATTTCGATCGTGTTTTGTTTTAAGAGGTCAATAAAAGGTAGGTAAACGTTTTCTGATCTAACAAGATCTTTCTGTGCTTGTGATAATATTTTTGTTGGAGCAAACATAAGTTTATTAGCTCCATTGAACCACCCATCGAAATCATGTTTTTGCTTAGCAAGCAGTCTCATGCGTTTATTCTCTGGGGGACTCATGTCATTAAACGCAGGAGTATCTGATATAACTTCTCTTTGTGTTACGCCTAGATAATCACAGAGCTCGAGTGCTTTCACGGCTTCCCAATAACGTCGTGGTACATGAGCGGTGAACACGTACACATTTTCTTTACCATAAAACCGTTCGAGGAGAAGATAGAGTGCAGCGGACTCTACCCCTCCTGACATTGACATGGCTACTTTCTTGAGATGGCTTGGAAAAGCATAATCAAGATCAAGTTTTGTTCCATCACGAAAATTTAAGTATCCCTTAGCCATGTCACATCCTTCACTTAATTTGAGACCAAACACGTTTCCTAATTTCGTTTTGAAGAGATGCAGGCAAGTGCACATAATCAAGTTCTTCACTCATTTTGGCACCATTCTTGAACGCCCAGTCAAAAAACTTCAACACATCATCACTTGCTTTTTTGTCCTTTGGCTCTTTATACATAATAATGAAGCTAGCAGTACTGATAGGCCAAGTAATCTTACCGGGCTGTTCAACAATGCTGAGACCCATTCCCGGTATGCTAAACCAGTCCGCCCCCTCTGCTGCAGCAGCAAATGATGTATCATCTGGATCGACAAATCCTCCATCTTTATTTTGTAATTTGAGATATGTCATGTTATTCTTTTTAACATAAGCATATTCAACATAACCGATTGATCCTTTAATTCTACCAACATTAGCAGCTACACCTTCATTGCCTTTACCGCCGACTGAACTAGCAGCTGGCCACTTTACTGCTGCACCTCTTCCAACTTTTTCTTCCCACTCCTTACTAACAACTGTCAAATAATCAGTGAAGTTGAATGTTGTACCAGATCCATCTGCTCGGTGAACTACTGTAATAGCAGAGTTAGGAAGATTTTTTCCAGGATTTAACTCACGGAGTTGAGAGTCGTTCCAACGAGTGATCGTACCCATAAAAACTCGTGCAAGAACAGGACCTGTAATCCGTAGTTCACCAGGTGCAAACCCATCTAAGTTCACAATCGGTACAGTCCCTCCAATAATTGCAGGGAACTGCACCTGTCCTCTTTTTTCTAACTCATCACCTTTCACAGGAGCGTCTGAGGCACCAAACGTAACCGTACCCGAGTTAATTTGTCGGATACCGCCCGAACTACCAATACTTTGATAGTTCAATCCAACGCCAGATTCTTTCTTGTACCCCTCCGCCCATTTTGCATAGATTGGGTATGGGAACGTTGCCCCTGCTCCTGTAATAATGTTTTGAGCACTAACATAGCCAGATAAAAGCATTAAAAATACACCAATAAAATTTCTCATCATTTCCTCACAAATTAAATTAAAATTAGGCCGCTTTGGCCCAAACCTCATCCCACGAACCAGTTACCGCGCCCTTTGCATAGTCGGTAGCACGGTTTTCAAAAAAGTTTGTATGTGTTGGCGCGTTAATCATTTCCTCTACCCAAGGTAAAGGGTTTTTCTTTACTTTCATAATACCTTTGAGACCAAGACTGATAAGGCGACGATCAGTAATATAGCGGATATAACGTTTAACGTCATCAGCGTCCAGGTTATCCATACTACCCATGCTAAATGATAGATCGATAAACCTATCTTCGAGCTCAACCATTTTTCCAGCAATCGTGTAAATTTGCCCTTTAAGCTCATCATTCCAAATGTCCCTGTTTTCTTCAACGAATGTACGAAATAGCTTGATCATTGACTCGGCATGCATTGTTTCGTCTACAATGCTCCATGTCACGATTTGACCCATTCCTTTCATCTTCCCATGTCGTGGAAAGTTTAGGAGCATGATGAAGCTCGAAAAAAGCTGCATTCCCTCTGTAAACGCGCTGAATGCCGCAATCTGCTGTGCAATTGTCTGTTGATCCTGGCCTGCAATCGACAAGAAGTAATCGTGCTTCGCTCTCATCTCTTCGTACTCTAGGAACTCGTTGTACGTTGACTCCGGCATTCCTAAGGTCTCGATCAAGTGACTGTAAGCAGCTACATGAAGTGCTTCCCTTGCAGCAAAACCACTCAACATCATTCGCACCTCCGGCTGCGGAAAGTACGGTAAGTAGTTCTTGACGTAGCCGCCCGCAACATCCACATCTCCTTGCGTGAAGAACCGGAAGATGTTCGTGAGAAACTTTTTCTCTGATACTGTTAACTTGTTCTTCCAATCTTTTACATCCTCAATCATAGGTACTTCTGTGTGTAGCCAGTGACTCTGCTCATGTTTCAACCACGCATCATATGCCCAAGGGTAGTTGAATGGTTTAAATGAGCTTCTTTCATCTGTTAATTTTAATTTTCTTTTTGTTGCGTTCATGCTTCCTCGACTGAATATCTTAGTGTTAAGCCTAATTTAAGGCCCTTGAATTTACCTGTACAATGTATATGCTTCGTCTCGAACATTATAAGACTACCGGGAGTAAAAGGAAATGCTTTTCCAGAAAGACCAAAATAATATTCATGTGGGTGATCTAAATGTGTTTCCCAAAAAGTTTTATCTATATGGGTTTTTGTGTGTCCCTCTATTTCTTGTGAACCAGGAATGCCGTGTTCCGGCATTGTTACAGTAAATTTACCATTGCGGAAGAACTCATTTACTTTTTGAACCATTGACCATGTTATCGGTTTCATGTGCCATCGCTGATCAAATACAATAAAATCTACAGGAGGACCCTCAACAAATATAGGTATAACAAAATTGACAGCTAAGGGCCAATCAGGTAAATGGTCAACATGGGGATGGTATGGGGTTTCATGTTTGTAAAAATTACCACCCAAGAACTTTTTTATAGGAAAAGATTGTCGCAAAATGGGTTCAACCCATTCAAGAGCTTTACCTGGATCGGCTTTTCTCATGACTGGTGAACGGTATGTTCCTATTGAATCATAATAATCTTTTAACCGTATCAGAAGTTCATTATTAAAAACACCTTGACGCTGCCACGAATCAATTGGTCCAGTCATTTAACACCAACTTGTTTTTGCTTCACCAAAATATTCCCTTGCAAAACCATTAGTAATAAGTTGCTGACGTAGGCTTTTACCGTAAAATGACATCACCAAGTACACGACCACCATATTTGTCCCAATCCATGAGAATGATTTGACGTTTTGTACTTTTATTGATAAGATCTTTGGTAAATTGCGTTGCTGCTTCTCCACGTTTAGCTTCTGATTCGCATTTTGCACGAAAAGACTTCTCAGGTGTATCAACACCATACACACGAATAGATAACTCCTTCTTTAGTGGATCAGGCAACCAATTGGCTTGAAATCCAACAGTATCACCATCAACGACACGAGTCAACACAACATCATAAATCACGCCTTTTTTATCTTGAGCAAAAGCAAGACAAGGGACAAGTAAAACAAGAGCTAATAGTTTTTTCATTTTTATTCCTTTATTGTTTTTGTTAAGTCCCACCATTGACTAGCGTACATGCTTTCATACTCATTTCTCATCATCAAAGTCATCTTACGTTTATTAAAACGGTTAAGAAAATTAGGCCAATGACGGACTCTTTCTAACGTTTGCTCGTGATTAAATATACTCGTATGTGTTGTCATCAGTGAAGATAGGTCGGGTCTTACCGTGGACCAGTAGTATTGATATAGGTCGGAATCCGCGCTAAAAAACAAACTTTTGAAGGGTATATCGACGATGAATTTATTCACCACATCGATGAAATGATTAACGGCTTCGTTTGTTTGTAATGTCAATAACCGAGAACAAAGATCCGATTTCTGATACATCTCAATGGTGTATGGAACGTTCGTGTCTTCAATATCATCACGACGGTTTGTATAAAAACTAAGGGGAAATATGAGCAGCTCAAATTGTCTTTCGTTATTATCATCATACAACGTAGCTACTGTACGCTTGTAGTCTTTTTTGGTGTAATAAACGTACATTATGTTTCCAGAGCCTCCTGTAATTGTTGTTTTGTTAACATACCTCCAATTCTTTTCAGAATATTATCGTTCTCATCCAAAAGAATCATATGTGGTATTCCCCTGATACCATAAAAAACAGTTGCATCTAGGTTGTCGTCCACATTTATTCTTTCAACATGAAATGGTATCGTCATGTCTTCCATGACTTTGTCCATTTGTTTGCATTTGGTGCACCATGGTGCTTCAAATTTTAAAAGCCTTTTCATTTATCCCTCACATGCAAGGCATACGTCGCCATCAGCAACAGCTTTGAGATCGATTTCTTGGATTACTTGACGTTCGATCCTCTTTGATACTTTATCTGCCTTGGCTAGTTTCTCACTACGGCAGTAATACAGTGTTTTAAGGCCCAACTTCCATGCAAGGAAGTGAACCGCATGAATGTACTTAATGTCACTGTCTGGACGGAAAAATACGTTCAGCGACTGCGCCTGATCGATATACTTCTGACGATCGGCAGCATGTTCAATAATCCAGCGTTGGTCAATCTCCATCGATGTTTTGAATACATCTTTTGTATGCTCATCCAAAAAGTCTAGGTGCTGAACAGATCCATCGTTAGCAATGATACTTGACCAGATCTCATCATATTCATCTGTACTAATTGATGCGTTTTCGTCTCCATACTGAAGGTGTTTCTCAATAACACGGTCCAGCCATTTGTTTTTATTTAAATGAGCACCGGAAAGGGTGTCTTGACGATAAGCATTAGCACGATACGGTTCAATAGATGGACTTGTATTGCCCATAATGATGCTGGAGCTAGCATTAGGAGCAATAGCCATGGTATGTGAGAACCTACGGCCAGTTCCTTTTGCATCAGGGGCTTCTCCTCGCTCCTTACCTAGTTCAAGGTTGGCTGCGTCAAGCCCACTGCTAATATGTTTAAAGATTTTGTTGTTAATGATCTTTGCTACGACACCTTCGAACGCAACGCCCTCTTTTTGTAAATATGCATGAAAACCGAGGGCACCAACACCAATAGACCGTTCCATGCTAGCAGAATATTTTGCTCGTGATATGCTATCAGGAGCATTATCAATGAAATGCTGTAGAACGTTATCAAGCATCTCGGCCACGTCCCGAAGAAAATGTCTGTCATTTTTCCAATCATCGTAATACTCCAAGTTAACAGACGACAGACAGCACACAGCGGTCCGGTTTCGATCTGTAGGTAGAACAATTTCACTACAAAGGTTCGATTGCCTGATGGAAAGACCTTTTTCCTTCTGGAAGTCAGGCATGGCATCATTACTAGTGTCAATGAAGTGTAAGTATGGCTCACCTGTATGCATCCTCAGATCGAGGATCTTTTGCCACAATTCCTTCGCGGATACGACTTCTCGCACCTCTTTGTTGTGAGGATCACGAAGTTCCCAACTATCATCAGCAGTTGGATCCTTCATACACTTTTCGATAATCTGCATAAAATCGTTTGTAATATTGATTCCATGATGCAGATTCAGGGCACGCATATTAGGATCGCCTGTGGGTTTACGCATCTCAAGGAAGAGATGAACATCAGGGTGGGAAATGTCAAGATATGCAGCATAACTGCCACGACGAGTACGACCCTGACGATATGCAAGCGAGGATGCGTCATAAGTGCGTAAGTGAGGCATAATACCAGTAGACTTATCATCAGCAGAACGTATTCCAACTCCAATTCCGATACCTCCTCCAAGCATTGATAACCAATTCACTTCCGACAGACAATCCACCAAACCTTCTGCACTATCGTGTAAGTATGGTAAAAAACATGAAATAGGAAGGCCCCTAGCACTACGCCCAAAAGACAGAATGGGAGTAGAGTAGGAAAGCCAATGTTTACTAGAATATTCGTAAAGACGCTGCGCATGCTCTGGGTTACTGCCAAATTGTTTTGACACGAATGCAAATCTATGCTGAGGGCTTGTCTCATCATCTTTCATATACGATTCACGAAGACGTTTGATGCCAAGTTCATCAAAAAGACTATCACGCGAATAATCTACCTCAATACCAAGAAAGGTATCCTTCATACAAAGCTCCAATTTATTATTATTCAGAAACGACTTGTGATGTGAGAGGAAATACTTCAGCAATAACTACAGCACATGCTTTTGCTATTTCCATATGCTCTTTTTGAGTTCCGTTGGCAGATCGGAGCTGTATATAGTGTATCCACGAACGCAGGGTTCCGTTCATATAAAGACGCGAGAGAGTAAGTCCTTCCGGCAATACAGCGCGTGCAACTTCCTTTGCAATTCCTTTGCTTACAGCCCATTCATAGGTCATTTTTGCTTCGGTTAAAACGCGTTGTTGCATTTGCTGCCATTGATAGAGCAGCTGTCGATGCTGATCGTTTTCGCGTGGATTAATATCTACACTATTTTGTCGATTGTTGTTGTCCTGAAGACGGCAGTCTCGTAGTAAGAAATCCATTTCGCGTGTGGGGTCTGCGTAACGCTGGGAGAACTCCTGGAAACTGAAACTTCTGTGACGGAGGATTTGGCGGGCAATGTCTCGGGTGGTTGTGATTTCGAGACAGGCTGAGACCATTTCAAGTGGTGACCAGTGTTGGTGTTTAATGAGGTATTTGATGAGTTTTGCGGAAGTTTCCGTGTTATGCTGGTTTGACGGATTGCTGACACGTGCGCAATAGGCAACGAGCTCTTGTACGTCATACAAACCCTCCGAAACAAGTTCTTTACTTGGTTTTTGATAGCTAATTAACTTAACGTTCATTTAATGATACCTTCCACCCAATTTTCACATGCATCTTCAGCAAACCTTTCACTATATGGGATGGGTACTGAACTAACAATTTTATCGTTTTCCATAAACTCGATCTCAAACGTCTCAGTCATTTGTCTTACAGCATACAAACGCGCTGCCCTGCCATTTCCGTCACCATAGTAAGTACTTAGTAACGTCTTCATATTTTTTTCCATTGCGATAACCTCAATCTTGCTGTTAAATCTTTAAATGTATTGTTCTCTATAATGTTGTGGATGTCTGACGATGATAACCCACCACAAATCATTTCGTTGATGTCTTTATGCGTAACAGTATCTGGCCATATACACACATTATAGCCTGCGTTGATACACTTTTCAATAGCGCTAACAATATTTTTATTACGTGGTTCATTATCATAAACAACAACCGTATTACTAGGTGTGATTCCTAGCCGCTGAGACGCTCTATCCAAGTGAGAGCTACCCATGGCAATACAATTAGAAAGGAACATAGAATCAATCGGCCCTTCAACAACAAATACTTTCTTTCGTACATCAAGTCTCTCCAATCCATATACTTTTGGTTTCTCTTCATCAAGCATTATTGTTATGTATCTAAGCTCTACATCAAAGAATGCTCGTCCTTGGTAGCCAAACAGATTCCCATTTTGATCCACGAAAGGAATAATTAAACGTGGCTCATCTTTGTTTGAAAGATCGAATTTGTTGGGAATAATAGTATTTGTCCATGCTTTAAACTTTGGAGCATAGAACAGCTTCGAGTGCATGTGGGGAGGGATCTTCCTACCTACAACATAGCGCTTTGCTGGATGTTCAACAGGCAACTGTGAAATCTTCCTCAATCCCGACAGCGCCGTATACTTGATGAATTTCGGCGTAATAAACCTGGATATATCGGGCTCTGGCTCAACTATCCTTTCTGTACTTCCTTTTCGTTCTAGGAAGGTTTCACGCCGGTAGTCATTATAAGCATTTGGATCTACTTGTTCCAAAAACTTTGAGAAAGGCATTGTAACATTACAGTTATGACACGTGTAGATAAATTTGCCATCACGGCCTAAAATATATCCACGTGCCTTTGTTTTACTCTTGCGTGAGTCACCACAAATTGGACATCTCATGTTCCACAGAGTTTCGTGCTTCCGTGTAAACATTGAGAGCCTGGGTGCTAATGCACCAATATATTTCACATCAATCCATTGCATAAAACCTCCTAAGTCAGCAAATCGACTGTAGGAGGTTTACTCTAAGAAGTCAACGGTTATGTTTTGAGGAAATGAGATACCAAGTATCCGAGGACAATAGCTCCACCAACGACCATCCATCTCCATCTTTCAATGGCTGTAAGTCGTTTATCGATATCATCGATCTTGTCCATCATATTTTTATGCTGTTCTTTTGAATCCATTCTAAACTCTTTTATCTCAGAACTAATATTTTTAATTTAATTTTCCAAAACAGCTATCCTCGAAGTTGTATCAAATAGTTCCATTGCTTGACTCATTTCTTTGGAGGAACTTCCGTTCCTTCTAGTTTTTTATGGACCTTCATCTCCTTACACTCTTGCACAGGCTTGCCATCAGGTTTTTTAATGACATCGCCCTTTGCATCTCTTTTATCAACACAAACTTTCTTTGTCTCGACTTTCTTGTCGTCGGCAAACGAAATGTTGTGATAGCTTAGAAGAGGAATTAATCCTATAATAGCAGCTGTTATAAAGATTTTCATGTTAGATCCTTATAGAAGAGGTTGCGGAGCAGCAGGAGGTGCTGGCTTTCCATTGAATCCGGTTGTAACAGGTCCTGGTTGGCTAAGCTCTAAAACAGGCTCTAATCGTGAAGGAGCGACCGGCATTGACATCATACTGGACATCGAAGGAACAGA